CATTAAGAGTACTCATTTAAACAACACTCCAAGTTTCACCAGAACCAATAGTAACTACTACGCCTGAGTTTATCGTAATTGGACCAAAACTTCCAGCATTTTTACCGTTTGTTATTGCATAACTTGTTGTAACAGTTTGGTCATTCTCCCAGAAAACCTGATCTGTCGACCCACCAACTGCTCCGCCTGCAACACCCCAGCTAAGTGTTCCAGAAGTGTCTGTAGAAATTAAAGCATAGCCTGCAACAGCAGGGTTGGCTGTAGGCAACGTAAGAGTTAAATTAGCTGCAAGAGTACTAGGTGCTTTGATACCAACATATTGACTACCTGCGGTAGAAGGTTCTGAAAATCTAATTTCTTTTTGATTATTAACAGTCAGACCATTTTGATCTAAAAAGGCAATTTCAGCTTGGTTTGCAACCAAACCTATTTGGTTTGTTCCTTTTTTATAAAGTCCTGTGCCACTATCACCAAAATTAAAAGATGGTGCAGATGTAGAACCAGTAGATGAAGTTAATACACCTGTCATTACTCCACCAGCTTTAAGAAGTAATCCAAGATTTGTTTGTGCAACATCTCCTATTACTGTAAAACCATTATTTGCTTTATTTCTGATCTTTAATATCTGTGATGTATTATTTACTTCATTAACGTGTAACTGATATGAATTAAGACCAGAAGTTGGATCACCACTACCAGATTGCAAAGTTCTTAAAGCATCAATTACTTTCTGTAGTTTTGTTCGCACTTGCAAACCTGTACCGTTATCAACGGTAAAGGCAACTCCTCCTTGATCGTCAAGATGATCTCTAGCCATTTAATTAAGCACCTTTACCATATCCTAACGCTTGAAAGGAAAATTTCACATCAATAGGTGAATCTGATGAATTTTTAAATACTATTGTAAATCCTGTGCCTGATACATTGCTTAGTACAAAAAATGCCCCAGAAGGTAGGTCATAAGGTGAAATGCCAATTACAGGTAAAAAAGTAGTAGTTGATCCACCTATATCACTTGTTCCTGTAAAAAATCTTTTAGCAAATACAATATCAACACCACTAGCTGACGTACCAGATTGAATAGGTGTGCTTATAACATTGCCTGATGAAATATATTTATTTTCTACTCTTGATGGTAAAGAAGCATCAAATCCTAATTCTTGAAATCTTAAATTTTCATTTATATCTACAGAAATAAGATTTGCCCTAAATTTAAAATATCTAGCAACAAATGTGCCATTTCTTAAGTTAGTAAAACTTGTATAAGTAGAATTATCATTTGATGTTTTTACAGTAAGTCTGGCTTTAAGTCTATCGACAGCAGCACCGTCAAAATTTACTCTTGCATTTAAATCAGGAATTGAATCAAATTGATCTGATATATTAAAACCTTCACTTTTTATATGCCTTTTTAATCTTAAGTTTTGATAAGCAGCCCCTAAATCTAAAGTATTTGCAAAATCATATGTACCAGTTAAATTATTGCTTGGATTTGTAAGTTGTAACGCCCCAGATACAACACTTACATTTGTTTTTGTACCACTAAATGCAGTTTGTTCTCTTTGTTGTTTTATAACAAGTTCATCTTCTGTTTCTGGCAATGCAAACTCTACCTTTGCTTCGTTTGCTGATAAGTTACTTGCTAAATCTTCAAACTTAATACTGTAAGTGCCTTGCAAAGCTGGTACAACAACCTCTGTTGTATTACCATTACTTGTATCAAGATCAATAGAATTACTAAAAGTAGTATTCGCTAATGATGTCGTAGAGTGTCTTATCAAGCATCTACCGCCAAATATCACATCTTTCGCTAGTGCTAAATCCCAACTTAGTCTTACCTGATAATTATTTATAGGTTCTATTTCTAAATTTGTAGGTTGTTCTGGTAGTTCAGATAAAGCATTTACAGCAATATTTGCTTCTGTTGGTGTGTTTGATCTTTGTCCTAAAGCATTGACAGTAAAAAGTCTTACGTCATATGAACCAGCTTTAAATTCTGTCTGTATAATTTCAAATGTTGTTTCTTGTGTGTTAACAAGAGTAAAATTATCTCCATCTCTTCTATATTGCAATGTATAACCAGAAGCGCCCTCTACTGCTTGCCAATCAATAAATACCTTCGGCACTGCTCTGTTATTAATAACAACAATTTTTTCTTCCAAAGTTAAACCTGATGGCGGTGATAATATTGCAGTCAGTAAATTTACATTTCTTGCTGGTAGTTGCTCACCATCTTCTACTGCTGCATATTTACCTTGATTATGACTTAAAGCAGTAATAGCATATGTTTTCTTAGCTGTTTCTTTTATATTTATTATTCGCCAATTAGTAACTGATAAACTAGCCGATTCAAAAATATATGGACTATTAACAACAGGTGTAGATGAAAAAGCACTAGAAACATTAACAACAGTTTGATCTGGAGAATACCCAGTTATTGTCCTTGTTTCTACTGTTCCATTACTTAATAAACAACTGATAGTTGGTGAATCACTAATATCAGGTTGATTTGTGTCATTAACATTATCAATAGTTACAGCAGTAGTAGTTGCAGCTTTTACAACACCACCTCTTCTTGTTGCTGCCTTTACTCTATCTGCAATACCAATAATGCTACCTATCTGCACAACAGAACCAGCAGCAATGTTAGTTTCAAAAACACAAGTTTCAGTAGCAGTTTGTTGTGTATTCAAAAACCATTTACCAACTCTTTGTGCCTGACC